TGAAAATTATTTTAAAAATAAGAGGAATAATAATGAAAATTACAAATCCTCTTCAAAATCGAATAAAGAGCAACCTGATCAATATGATAAGAACAAAAATACTAGCAATGTTGATGAATCAGGTTTTACCGCTAATCCAAAAATTACAAAAACAAAGGTTAAACACTTACATACATACACTTTACAAGAAATTAATAGATCATTTATTAGTAAAGCAAATAACCATACAATGAATGCGACTAACGAAGATGCACTAAAATATTTTGAAAACCAAGGCTATGATGCCATTATTAATAAGACAACCAATAAGCATGGTAATCAAGCAGAAGAGAGGAAAATGTTAGAAATGGTTTTCCTTAGAAAGTTTGTACTTTACAACCCAATAAAAGAAGAATTTAAGATGCGGTTTATAGATATAGGAGGTAGTACTAGAACCACTAATTATGGGTTAACTTTAAAAGGAAATGTTGGATTTATCAATAGACCGTTAATAGATCCTAAAGATTTAGATAGACATTTTGCTCTAGAAAGTGAGATGGTGTTAGGGAAGGAGAATTACAATTATTGCGACTGTAAGTTGACAGAAGATATTTGCCAACATATGAAAGATTTTAATGCAGATATACTGCTAATGACACATACGGCTTATTATGATATGGACAAAGTGATAGCAAATTTTTTAAAGGATCCAAAGAAAAGAGTATTTATCATAGCTCATATTTTTAATCCCATGGTATTAGAAGGAACTATCCACTATGGTAGTAGTATTACAACAAAATGGGATAAGTTAGCAGAAGGTAATAGAGAATTGGTAAATTTCAAGGTTGTTGATGATGAAGGGTATAGGCATAAAACAATATTAAATAAACTTTTTTTTCAAAATACTATTAATATAGGTCAAATTTACTTCGCAATAAGAGCTTCATTTCCGAATAAGGATTCTATACACTGTTTAATTGAAGTGCATAATATGTCTAATTGCAGTGTACCACAAGACCTTAGAGATATGTATAATCTGCCTAGTAGGGTTATAATGGAAAATAATAAAGAAAACAGCAAACCAATTAGGATAGTCAATGGAAGATTTAAACTCTTAGATACAGTTAAGAAATTAAAAGATGGAGAGGTGGCTGTATTAGATGCAAGTGACCCAAATAGTGATGTGCCCTTGACCCTTCTGGTAAAGAGTTGTAGAACTAGTTTTAAATCTGTAATCTTATATCAAAATAAAGGATGGTCTCTTAATGATTATTATTTTTACTCAATGAGAGAGGAAAATTTTACTGCTGAGTTAGATATAAGACTCTTTAATAATCTAGTCAAGGACGTTATGGCCCGCGATCCAGCCGATTTTAATATGGGTACATTAGTAGCTGATTGTAATAGATTTATTACCCAAACTGGCGTATCAGGGTCCATTGATGATTTCTTACCAGTCATATGTGAAGTCTATTGGGTTTGTTTTACAAAAGTATTAAGGCTACAAGCAGTCAACAAGTCCATGTTAGCTGATGCTCTAAGGAAAGCTAAAAGAGGCAATTTTGGTGAAGGAGATGTATTTAATCCTAAACATTATATTAGCAAATTATTTGGATCTAGATTGAATGACCAGTCTAAAGATATGTTAGTAAACACAATGAATGATAGGCTTTACTGGTCCAAATCAGATTATCAAGATATCACACCAATAAAACATAATTATATTCACCAAGATATAACATCACAGTCATTCACCTTAAATACTACAACTAATAGCTCAATAACATCTATTTTAAATGGTATTACAAAAACTTCAGATCAAGCAGAAGTGATTAGCTTAGACAAATTGAACTCAAAACCATTGTCACATATTCCAGAAAGCGATAAAAATTCTGAGAATGATGAAACCATTACGTATGATGGAATAGACTTACCTTTCTTTAAGAATGATATACCCAACTATAAGTTTGACTGTACCCATCATTCAAAACTAGATTATAGTTGCAAGGATTGTTTGTCAAATCTGCAAATTAAATTTATGCCGTTGATCAAAAAACGCGAACAGAGTTATACAATGAATATGCGTATTAGGAAATGGTTCAATAATGTTATAAAGAAAACAAAAATAATCTTAGAGCTGATTAAAGATGAATTAGTAAATACTACTGTGGCTGGAGATGAGACTACATGTTTGTACTTGGAATCCCATAAGGAGCTTGATTATTCTAAGCTGAAGTACGAGGATTTTATAGTTAATAGTAAATGTATGACAGTAGAACAAATGGACGAGTTTAGGATATCTAAAAGAGATGTTGCTCTTGATACTTTTAAAACTTATGAAAGTCAATTAGATCATGATGTAGAGGGCAAAATTAAGATAGTAGATATGTGCCATAAACCAAATTCGCCCGGTGCTATAACTTTATTACCTAAAAGTACAAGCCATCCCGGAAACACTCCTATATTGTATCACTCTTGTAAAGCAGTTCTTAGTGTATGCGCTTGTAGACCATTATCAAATCAGCCACCTTATGACCCTATAGTTATGGCAGAAACTGTACAATTTCTACAAACAACAGGGTTTGCTATGATAGAGCCAATGTTAGCTAAATTTGATTCTTGTCTCACGTGTTCATATAATAGTTTAGATTATTCTCAACAAATTAAACAGAGACCATATATGAAAGGGGAATTGTACCCACTTGACAGAGAACTCCCAGCAAAAGCTTTTGTTAAGATTGAGACACAGATGCCTGGTGAAAAACCTAGACAGATAGCTGGAGTAGATGAAATGCATAAATATGTAGTTGGGCCTGCCATGAAACCATTAAATAATTTATTTAGGAACCTTCAAGGATGGGGAGTTGGTACTTCTTATAAAGATAAAGAAAATAAAATACGTTCCTGGGCCGCTCAAGGTTTCAATATAAGTGTAACTACCGATATAAGTGGATTAGATCAGTCCCACAATCCTTATATCAAAACTCTTTGGAAAATGCTTATAGATTATTTAGTAGATAACAATAAGATTTATCATTGTGATCCTGAAACATTTAGAAGATATTGTCTGGACAATATGACAGATCTTGTTTATGATACTGTTATTAATGGGTCTAATACTAAATTGTTTACGGTAAGATTAAGAGATAAACTTGGATCTGGGAAAGGTTATACTACTACTCTCAATACTTTAATAGTACTTATGATATTAAAAATGTTAGCTACCCATTTCCAATTAGAGAGTGATGGCATGACGTCCGGTGATGACTCTGGGGCTGTTTATAAGGATATACATGTAGATGATCTGGCAAATATGTACAAAAGATTTTTTACACCTAAAGATCACAAAGGCAAACCACATGGCACAGGATTAGTCTTGAAATATATGCGGATTGGTACCTTGTATGATTTAACACCTTGCTCGACAGAAATTTACCAATGTCAATGTGGGCCTAAAGTGGTTAGAATACTGGAGAGATTTTGGCGTTATACAGCTGTCTGTCGAAAAGGCCTAGGCAAGAGTAATAAGGAGCTGAAAAGTTATGGTACTATAATAGCAGAAGGTGAGCGCAATTGGGGTAAGGACCTACCTATAATAGAAGCATACCTCAAAAAATTGGATCACGGTGTTAAAGATTTAGCAACTCTTAAAGCTGGTGATTCCAGAGAACGGTTACACTGTATGAGGCCTATTGATAATTTGTATGGGAGTGGGTTAAAGGAGAGTGACTCCGAATTAGAAGCTAAGATAGCTGTTTACGGTAAAGACTATGTCTACACTGGAGCTCTACGGCATACAGACAAATGTAATGAATGTACATCATACTATAGAAAATTTTTAAATGAGAAATACAATTTATGTGATGCAGATATAGCAGTTGTCGAAAACCAGTTACGATCTTGTGAGTATGGCAAACCATTTGATACCTCAATAATGGAACAGGCTTTTAATTATAGGAATGAGTACATGGATTCAATTAACAGAACTATTCTAGTAAGTTTTGATGAAAAGTTAGATAAAGCTGAAGATGTGTTCATTTTTGGACAGATGGAAAAATATCAAAATTTGATTGAATTGAACTACTTAAATTGGGATTTTCTTGCTTGTTATCTTTATGTTAAAAGACATAGTAAAGGAGAATATATATATAAAGAGGAGTTAAAGACACTTTATGATCGCAAATTTATTACAGGTATACCCAGTATGGGACTGGATAAGAAATTACAACATGTATCTGAGAAATTTACACTATCACAAGATAACTTTGAGCTGTTAATGGATGAGTTGGGTGTTCAATACCAATACAATAGTGAACCCTTGTTAGACAAATATACTATTAATTTTAAAGGTTACCATGTTAGCAGTATTATGACACCTGTAAGATTGAATAGGGTAATTGCAGAGATACAAACCGGAGAACCAAAGTTTAATTCCGACTCAGATAGCAATAAATTGTTAGTCCGTAGAGATTATAGAGATAGTTTGGATGAAGATGTTTATGAGGATGAATATGAGGGAGATACTTACAGAGATGAATATGAAATGGATGAGTATGAAGAAGAACATGATAGTGGAGAATTGAATATGGATCCCTATAACGATACTAATGCCTATGCCCAACACTACTACCCTAAACATCTAGATACCCATGAACATGAATGTATTCATTGTTATTGTGTCTATGCACACATTCATAAACATAAGAAAATAGACCACGGACAATTTGATTATCAATGTCCTAATTTATACTGCAATAATTATTTTGGCTTAGGAGGAGATTATCTAAACAATAATATGTTAGCCATAGAAAATCATACTGAAGCATATTTGATCAAGTTGAGTTATGAAGATGAACAGTATTACAGATTAAATAATAAATCGATTTTGAAGAAGGAGAGAACTGATAGTTTTCTAGATGAGGAAAGTTAATAAATTACATAATAAACATATATAATAATATAAATTATAGGGGATACCTTTTCTAAT